CTATTAAACCACAAATACCTATAATCATAAGAAATCCTTCAAATAATATATAGTATATACAATTTATTTGCTGTTGTCAAGTACTTTTTGGTAGGCTTCTGCAAATCCTTCTTCATGCAGATATGCTTCATTGTTATTCCACATACGCTTGAAGTATCCAGGTGCTGATTCTAATATTGTTTGTTCGCTTGCGTCAAGGTGTCCTTTAACCATCCAAAAAAGCCTATGGGCTTCTTTGTGGCTAAACTCTGCCATTATCCTATGGTAAATCCGTAGCCAACGCCACCCGGAACAGCAGTGCTGACTTCTTGTTCAAGTTTTTCCATTTCTGCTTGTGCTTCTGCTTTTAGAGCATCACCGTTTAATTGGCCGCCACCTTGTGGACCTGCAATAGTGGCAAATTTACTACGTGCTTCGCCAAGCATATATTTACAAGTAGCAACAGTGTAGTCTTTAATCCATTGTTTTGCAAGATAGTCGTCAAGTAGTTGTTCATCTGGGCGATAATTGTAGCATAATAGTAGTAGTGTTTCTTCTGTTCTTGAACGCTGTAGAATAGTAAGTTTTTTGTTTGCTGTATTCCATTTGAATTCAATAAATGAACCAAACATACGTCCAACAAGTTCTTGATATTGAGAAAAGAAATCATACGTAGCAAGTCCGCCCATATTAGAACTGGCTAACAAATATGTGTTTGTGTACGCTAAGTTGAATGGTTCAAACAGTGTTCCGCCATCTCCACCACCTGATCTAGATCCTATGCTTCTGCGAAATATTCTACGAACTTCTACTATTTCATTTGGTAGTGTATATTCGTTTTGATCAACTACAGTAGGCATAAAGAAGTAACTTTCTTCTACCGAATTATCTGATCTTTGTCTAAATCTTGCTAATGCTTTCCCCAATGCTGTTTCATAGTGTACTGGATCAAGTTCAACATCAACCATACCTCCGCCTAACATAGCGTTAACATAGTCAAATATTTCTTGTTTCTTAGTTGTGAGTGTTGCCATACGAAAAGTTCTCCACAAGTATTTATCTTACGCTAAATATGTATATGCCAAGATTATCTTTATACAAACCAGAGAAAGGCAAAGATTACGAATTCATAGATAAGCGTATCTATGAAATGTTCACTGTGGGAGGCACAGACATCTTTGTACACAAATATTTGGGTCCAAAAAATCCAGATGAAGCAGATGCTACTGCTGATCAGCCCCGTTATGATGCTGTAAAAGAAACTAATATACAAGATATGTTGTTTATGGAAAACAGAGATCGTAAATATGATCCAGATATCTATACAATGCGTGGAATTTACAATGTTCAAGATATAGACTTTAATATGAGTCAATTTGGACTATTTTTATCCAATGACACGCTGTTTATGACTATACATATTAATTCTAGTGTTAAAACGCTTGGCAGAAAAATAATGCCAGGTGATGTTATAGAATTGCCTCACCTGAAAGATGAATATGCTCTTAATGATTATACAGTTGCATTAAAAAGATTCTATGTAGTTGAAGATGTAAACAGGGCCGCTGAAGGATTTTCACCAACTTGGTATCCACATTTATATAGAATCAAATTAAAACAAATCGTTGATTCACAAGAATTTAAAGAAATACTTGATCTTCCTATGGAAGCAGATAACCCAGGGAGTGGTACACTAAGAGATTTACTATCAACTTATGAAAAAGAAATGCAGATTAATAATGCTGTTGTACAACAAGCAGAAGCAGATGCTGCAAAATCTGTTATGATACTAGCCATTTCTTTAGTTTAAAAACAGACGAAAATGGTGAAGTTAATCTAGTTACAACTGATACAAACACACTTGATGCAAGCACACAAAATGAACTTGCTGATCGAGTAATGCAAACTCCTAATAGAGAAGGTTATCAAGGATATTTACTCGGTGATGGAATACCTGCAAATGGTGAATCTTTTGGACATGGTTTGAGCTTTCCTTCAGGTAGTATAGAAGGAGACTATTTTTTAAGGACTGATTTTATGCCAAATAGATTGTTTAGATATGATGGTAGACGATGGGTGAAACAAGAAAATTCAGTACGTATGACTCTAACAAACACAGATACACGAAGTCATCAAAAAGGTACATTCGTTAATAATACAAACACAGATGAAATTGGCGGAGACACCGTTCAAGAAAGACAGAGTCTAAGCAAGGCTCTTAGACCAAAGGCTGATAACTAATGCTACTTAGAGAACTTTGGGGAATTCCTATAGAAGGTACTGAAAAAAGTTATGGACTAAAAAAAGTAAATAGAAAAGGTAAAACTTACTATGTGCCAGCCCACAATAACCCAAGAAAATATAACGACAAGAATACTAGGAATAACAAATAATGCAACATTTTTATGATGGACAGATAAGAAGATATATCACACAGATTGTAAGATTAATGAGTAATTTTTCTTACAAAGATGGTAGTGGTAAATTGACTGAAGTTCCTGTAATGTATGGAGATATAACACGTCAAGTTGGACATATCCTTAGAGATAATTCTGAAAACAAAATTCCTAGTGCACCAAGAATGGCTGTTTATGTCACAGGACTTGAAATGGACACTACAAGATTAGCAGATTCAAGTTATGTAAATAAACTTAATATTAGAGAACGTGCATACGATGCTGACGGTAATGAATATCTCAAAACAGAAGGTAAAAACTATACTGTTGAAAGGCTAATGCCTACACCATATATACTAAGTGTTAATGTTGATATGTGGACTTCAAACACAGACCAAAAACTTCAGCTAATGGAACAAATATTAATGTTATTCAATCCTAGTTTAGAAATTCAAACCACAGACAATTATGTAGATTGGACTAGTTTAAGTGTTGTAAATTTAGACTCTATTAATTTTAGTTCTAGATCAATACCTGTAGGCACAGAAACAGAAATCGATATAGCAACTATGGGTTTTAAAACTCCTATTTACATATCACCTCCTACAAAAGTTAAGCGCCTAGGAGTAGTACAATCTATTGTACAAAGTATCTATGACGAAAGTAGAGGCACAATTGAATTAGATTTAGCCCGTCCTCAAGGGCAATTGAATGATCAAGAAGTACCAAGTGCTGATTTAAGAACCAATGTTGTAGTTACACCAACTGGTTCTATAAGCACAGCAGAAAATAATAGAGATGTATTTAGAGAAGATGCAACAACTGTTATATCTAATAGTTTCAAAGACTATGACTTATTAGTAATGACAAATACTGCAAAAATTATACGCAGAGGTGTTGTTGGTAGTGTGCTATGGGACGCATATATCAAATCATTTCCGGAAATATTTGAACCTGGTTTGACTGAACTTAGATTATCTAGAAAAGATGTCGATAACGAAATTGCAGGCACTGTAGCAATCAATTCAACTGATCCTACAGAACTAATAATTAATTGGGACGCAGATACACTTCCTAGTGATACTATTATAAATGGTCCTACAGGAGACGCTAACAAAATCAGTTACATTATTGACCCTACTAAAACTAGTCCTGTACCATTACGTACCACAGGAATTAGAATATTACTGTTAGGTACAGGTATAGGTGATGCAATTAATGTTGACGGTGCTGATGATTGGAAAAACTTAGACGGTAGCGATTTTATTGCTGGTGAAAACGATATTGTAGAATGGGACGGGTCACGTTGGCATATTGTATTTGATTCAAGCGAAACTACAGAAACAATATATACCACTAACCTTAATACAGGTATACAATATAAATGGGATAATAACGAATGGATACTATCATTCGAAGGAGAATATCCACATGGGACTTGGCGTCTAAAATATTAGTATAATTAATAGTATGAATAAGATTATCTGTAGTGGAGCACTTTTCTACACTCTTAATACCAATCGTTTCCTTTTCTTGCATAGAACACAAGGAAAGCAAAACAATTTATGGGGATTAGTAGGCGGTACTGCCGAAGATAAAGAAACTCCGTGGGAAAGTCTCAAAAGAGAAATAGCAGAAGAAATAGGCGATACACCTATTAAAAAAACTATACCTTTAGAAACTTTTATTTCTAATGACAGTAAATTCCATTTCCACACATATCTCTGTGTAGTTGATAAAGAATTTATACCTGTGTTGAACCGAGAACATGACGGATATGCATGGGTGAGTTTCGGTAAATGGCCTAAGCCTTTACACCACGGTTTAAGAAATACCTTAACAAATAAGATAAATCAAACTAAATTAGAAACCGTTTTTAAATTAATAGGTTTACTGGAGTAATAATGAAAGATACAAATGTTGTAAATTACGATTGGGGTAAAGAAATAATTTGGGCTGATTATGAAAGTCATGGATGTAAGATAATGCTTTTTGAAAGGCAAGGTAGTAAAACTCCTTTTTACTTTAACAAAACTGTAGAAAAAACATGGTTTATAAACAGCGGAATATTCAATGTGAAATGGGTAGATACTTCTGACGGAAAAATGTATCAACAAGAACTAAAAGAAGGTTCGGTGTTTCATGTTCAAACCCTCAAACCTTGCTCGCTTGAATGTAAGTCATCAAATGGTAGCATTACTGAATCGAACAGTGGTCGTGCTGTGAACGATGTTTTTATTACATTAAATAAGGAACATTTTTAATGTTACCTAAATTAAAAAATAATAAAAATTATAAAAATGATTTAGATAAATTTACTAAAGGTATTAGTAAGATGCCTAATAGGAAGGCACAACAAGAATACGAAAAGTTGTTGAAAGAGTTTATTCAATTGTGTAATGTAATCGATGATGCTCACAGTAGTGAATATAATGGTTATGTTCGTCCTGATCTAATAAAAGACAAAATATTTACAATGTTTAATATTAGAAAAAAATTAGAAAATTATTTAAATGACGCTTAATCTTTTGACTACAATTTGTCCAAACATAGCAGGATGATTTTGGCATTGATACACATAATTTCCTGATATACTTTCTGGAATCCTCCAATATAAAACACCACTGTCTTTTCCTTGAGCAGCACTATCTACGCTGACTACTCCTGTTGTAGATACATGAACTAAATTTGATGTTAATGCAGTTAGTGTATTATCTTGTAATTCAAAAGGGTGGCTTGGAATTTGTGATAGGTCAAAAGCAATCGTAGTTCCGGCCAAAGCATAAATTGTTGGATTACTACCTGAATAATGACTATTGAAAGTGTATGCGCTTGTGCTTATGTTATCTACTCTTAACATTACCATAGCAGGTTCATATACTTCAGCAATATTAATTCCTGCTGTAGTGACATCACTCAAACTGTTAAATGTCGATGAACCACCGCCGGCTGTTGAATTAATAGTTAAGCTATCAGTAGCTTCATCTGTAGTAAGAGTAATATTTGTACCTGCTACAATATTTAAAGTGTCTGTTTGACTGTCTGCAACTATACTGTTTTGTCCACTTACAGCAACAGTAGAAAATGCATTTTGATTGGCTTCGCCACCACCACCTCCACCTCCTGTAGATGAAATTGTAATTGAATCTGATACAGAATCTGTAGTAAGTGTGATATTTGCACCTTCAATCAATGTAATTGTATCTGATGTTTGATCTGCTACAATGTCAGATTGACCACTTATGCTTACAGTATTGAAAGAATTAGGAATACTTACAGCACTAGTATTACCTACTATATTCCATACTGTACCATTCCATTGCCATGTAGTGTTGCCTTCTGTAAAAGTATCATCTACTGCTGGTGTTGCTGGAAAATTAATTGCCATCTATGTTTCCTTTTATGTATTTACCGTTGTATTAGTCATAGTTACATTGCCTCGCACTATTACGGGTTGTCTTCCGTATCGATTGAATAAAACTCTATTAGGAGATCCCATCAAACTAGTTGAAAAGGCTGAGTAGTCTGTTGAACTTCCTGTTTCATACATAACATTTTTTGATTCTTGTTCTAATCTTGTTTTCATTTGTGCAGGTGTTATACTCGGTGAAACTCCTGCATGTAGGGCAGCTACACCTGCTACTTGTGGAGCTGCAAAACTTGTACCGCTGATCATTGCTATTTTATAATTTGTATTTTGAGGATAATCTGCTTGGTCACTATTGTACTCGTTTATTGTGCTTACAGTGCTTACAATATTTGTGCCTGCAGCCCAAGTATTTACTCTTGGACCTCGTGAACTTGATTCGGCCGTTTTATCTTTGAACACAGCACCATCCTGTTGTGTATCAGTATCAATGTTTCCTACAATAAATGCATCGTCTGAATGAGGTGAACTGCCTCTATGATAGTTAAATGTGCTGGCACCATATACAACTGTGTTGTCATAGTCATCGCCTCCTAATACGTCACCTTTATAGTAATCATTACCAGACGCAATTACAACATGAATACCTGCTGCTATCATGTCATCTATTTCTGCATCAACACTTGGAACCCTTGCAGGTAAAATTCTTGATGCGCCTATAACCGGTGGCACAATACCAGTGCCTTGCCATAAATTTAGATTGCTTGTGTAATCTACACCCCATACCCAGCCTGTACCTCTGTAAGTACCACTGGTTGGATCGCCTGACAATTGATTAAAATATCCCCAACTCATATTAACTACTGTTGGACGTTTGTAACCTGTGACTGGATCTACTGGCTTGTTGTTATGCCAAATCCTTATACAGTCAAAACTGTCTGCAATAGGCATACCAACGCCGGGATCACTTGGTCCTTCTAAACCTCCTAATTTTTGCGCATATATTTTTGCACTTTTTGCGTAACCATAGGTTTTGCCTGC